CTGTGTTTGCGTGTTTTTGAGATAGCTGATCTCATCAACAACCAGGATCTCAAAAGGCCAAGGTTTGCCATTGAGCTGCGAGGATAGCCACTGCAAGCCCTCAAAGTTGATGGCGTATATGTCATGGTTTTGCTTCAACACTTTAGCTTTTTGGCCACCATGCAATACACCGACTGAGTAGCCTTCAAACTGCTCCCACTTCTTGGTCTCAACAGGCCACACGCCATGCACAGGCCTAAGAGGCGCAATGACCAACATTTTTTTGGCCAAGCCTTTGGTCTTTAAAGCACGAAAGGCAGACAGCACAATGGAGGTTTTGCCAAGGCCGGGGTCGAGCCAAAGAGCACCTGAGCCTTGACTAACCAAGAACTTTACTGCCTCTTTTTGATATTCATGCGGTTCCCAAAACACGATCAATGTCCTCCTTAGAGTAGACCACGTGGACTTTATGACCTAGCTTTCCAAGATCATCATGCACACGCTGTTGCAATGGTGAAATCACACCACCTGGTCGTTTCAACTCAACCCAAAGCACTTCACCATTTTCCAATGCTACAATTCTATCGGGCCAACCACGTGCAAAACGCACATGCAGCTTCAGCGTGAGTAAGCGATGCTTTTTGCATTGCACTGAGAAGTACTTCTCAAGGTCTCTTTCAAGAATGACTCGAGTTACCATTGGCAGGGCCCACCATTCTCTTTCCTAAAGTGACACCACCGGCAGCCAAAAGAAGGCTTAGGCGCAAAGATGTCATCTTTTTCAATCTTGTTGACACGACCCGTGACCCATGCTTTCAGGTCATCCAACTGGTCACGTTTGTATGTGTCATGCTTCACACGCTTTTCAAGGTCAGTGAAGCAGATCTCAGTGCTGACGGTTTCAATGTCCGGATGACAAGCCATGATGATGGTGGCGTACAACTTCAACTGGTCGTTGTAGTCCCTTTCTTTGCCTGACTTCCAATCCAAGACATGGGCGTGTTTGCCATCGTGGTAGACGGCGTCATAGATACCACGAATCCAATAGTTAGGATCTTTGAAAGAGCAACCAATCCAATCGCGTGTGACAGCAAACTCAACTTCACATTGAGTCTTTTTGGCTCGCAGCTCATTAACATACGGCAGCCAAAAGAGATGTTGCTGTGGCAGCATGCCAAGGCCAGTAATGGCATGCTCAAGCTCACTGTGGATGAGTTTGCCACGCTCAGCCGCGGGGCCTGAGGGCTCTTGTCTATGCTCAATGCGCGTCAGTTTGTATTTGTACGGGCACTGCTCATACGTTTTGATGGATGAATTGGAGAATCCCATTACTTTGCTTTCTGTTTGGCTTGTTCTTCCATGTGTGTAATGGCCATGCAAGCAAGACGCAATTCAGCAATTGCTTGCAATAGTTCTTCACGACCTTTGGCTAAATTGCGCTCCAACAAGGCGTCATGGGCTTGCCGTTGATGCTTCTCAGCCATCATCATCGGATGCGCGTAGTCAATCAGCATTAAGGCCTCCATACAAAAACATCAAGCGCAATCACAATTGCGGCTATGACAAAAATGATCACATGATTTCTGATAGACAAAAAGTCTTTTTCATTCATTTGCTTTCTCCTATTCCACAAACTTTTTCCATGTAAGCCACGTAGACTTGATCTGGTGTTTCAAAGCATTTTGCATTACCATCCAAGTAATAGCGTCGTGTGCTTTTTTTCCAACCACTGTATATGTCACCTTTACGTTTGCGTGGGGTGAATGCTTCGATGGTTAAGCCAGCTGCCTTATTGCGCCAAATGCGCAATGCACCGGCATCAGTTTGAAACCCTAAATTTGACATCAGTGGTAAGTTGCAGAACTCTTCAAAGGTTAGCTCTTTCATTGTTTTCTCCTAATGCGTGTCAAAATGCTCTTCAACAAAAATTGTTTGGCCACATCATCTTTCCAACGCCGCATGTAGTTTTGTATGATCTTTTCACAGCGGTATTGCTCCGTGAGTCTTGCCAATCGTTGCTCATCAGTTTCCATTACTTGGTCTCCTGATAAGTATCCCCCACTTTGTAGTCACTAACCATGGGGACATCCATTTTCAAGGCGTTGCACATGGCCCACATGAGGGTTTCAGCCTCACGCACAATGAACTCAATCGGAGCTGAGATGACCAGTTCATCATGCACACTCAATAGCAAACGACTGCCCAAACGTTTCTTTTGATAAAGCAGCATGGCAGCTTTGGCCTGATCTGCAGCCGAGCCTTGAATGAGCAAGTTGACGCCTTTATAGTCAAACTCACGCAGTCGGCCGTTGATGATCTTGGCAGGCTCCATCATGACCAAGCGACCGCCCAATGTACGAAGTGGCTGGCCCAACTTGTAACGTTGCCGCATTACAGATTGCATTGTTCTTAGCCCCGGCGCCACCGCTGATGTGTATGCATCCATCAACGTTTTGGCCAAGTCATAGGAGATCTCCAACATCTCACTGATTTTCTGCGGCCCCGCGCCATACAGGATAGCAAATGACACACCTTTGGAGTAAGTCCTTGATACTTCTTGGCCCGCAGCCTGTGTCATCAACCCAGCAGCGTAGGTATGCAGGTCAGCCCGTGCATCCTTTTGGTATTGCTGCATCAGGTTGCCACCTTCAAAGTGGGCAAAGATGCGCAGCTCTTGAGCGTTGAAATCGCACGCCACCAACTTATGACCCTCATCCGGTAAGATGAAGCTGCGAATCAGTGGCAATGGAGCAATGTCTAAGTCTCCGGGAATGACGATCTCATTTCGTCCCATGCTTGCTTCGGCACCCCCAGTAACAATTTTCGGGTAACGCACAGGCGCATTTTGAAAGTTGGGGGTTGAGGAGAGTCTGCCGGTCCGGGTGCCGCCACGCTCACCTCGTACACTGTTCCAGTTGGTGTAGATTCGACCTGTAGATCGAGAAGCTTCCAACCAGGGCTCAATGAAAGTTGACAAACATGTTGATAAATTGGCTCTGTATCTAAGGACACCTTTTAACTCCTGATGGGTGATCAATTCCTCCAAGGTTTCTTTGTCAGCCTTGGGGGAGCCTTTGTCAGTTGAGGGCCACCCATTTCTTTTGTCCCAGAAATCAGTGGGATAAATACTATCGACCAGCTGTTTGTCGCTGTCAATATTCAAATCAGGAGACCCTAATAATGTACGAACCCAAACATTGCACTTTTCAATGTCTACTATTGCTTGCTGCCTTGCTTTTTCAAGCCCATCGCGATCAACCCTTACGCCTAGTCTTGAGTTTTCAAGCAACATGGGAATCAGCTCAATCTCACGAAGATAAGGCTCTTGCTGCTCCGGCAGAACTTTCAAAGCCAAGAACTCGTAAAGCAAAGAAGTAAGCCTTACATCGGCCTGAGCGTACCGACCGACCAACTCAACTGGGCCTTTGGAGATATAAGCACCCCAGGTGGATTTCTTGCGCCTAGCCTCATCCACGTTATTGATGATCCACTCTTTAAGCTCATCTCTTTCATCCGGGCTGGCCAATTGATAGATGACCACCAAGTCTTTTAGGCTCAATGACTGGACATGAGGATTATGTAAGAAGGCAAGTATAAGAGTATCATGTACCCGGTGATGAGAAGGAATAGGTAGATCAAGATGCGTCTCAGCAACGTCAAGATCAAACATAGCATTATGGAAACAGATTTCACGATCACTCTCATAGATCAATTCCAGCATTTTGCGGACTGCTGACTCCGTGGTGTTGTTGCCATTCAAATGGCCGAAGGCATGGTATCCATCGGGGTACTCGCCTTCCGGGTCATAGAGGGCCAATCCGACCGGTTTAGGTGGGTAAAAAGGCCGAGGCCCAATGGCCTCGGTCTCAAAGTCTAAAAAGACTGGCTTCATAGATCAATACTTGCTTGACGTGGCCGGGGCCTCAGTTGACTCCTCTTCATTCATGGCCCCCGCCGTAGCAATGGCTTTCTCAACCTCGCTATTGGCACGCTCCATCAAGGCGCGGATGACATCATTGTCCTCGATGGCTTTGACCAAAGAGAAGGTGACCTTGAACTGCGTCTTGGGGTCAGGCACAACAGCAATCTCGCTGATCACAGCCAGGGGAGGCCGCTTTAACGTTGTGGCCACCGTCTGCACGTAGGTGGAATAGTTCTTCAGGCTAGTCACCGGCGGGCGAAGGGCAGCAACCTCAGCAGCCTTGACTGCGTCCGCTGAGCCAATGGCGTCAGCCGGAATGAGGAGCAGGCGACGAGTCTCACGGCAAGCCTTGCCTTTACCACCGTTGGTGGCTGAGCCCCACTCATTTTTGGGACAACCTTCACAGGTGTCATGCTGTTTGCCCTCAGCACGCTCATTAGGACCCATGCCTGTAGCAATAGGGGCAATGGCAAAGCACTTGGGGCCGACCAGCTTGGTGGGGTCATAGCGGGCGTCGTAGTAAAGACGCTCAATCGGCGCAGAGAGGATCACACACTGCAACTTGTTGCCAGTGATCTGATTGCCACGGTAGGTAAGGGCACCACCTTTGGTGGACAGGAACGTTGCACCAAGGCCTGAGGCCTCAGCTTTAACGCTTTCATTGGCCAACTTGGCCAGTTCATCTTCAAAAAGGGCGATTTGATTTTTCGACATGAGGACTCCTTTGTTTGTGGACATGTCACTTACGACGAACACTGAGTTCCCAAACCTTCGACATTGAAGATCCGGGGACGGGGTCACCTGCTTCCCAGCGTTCACGGAAGGCAGGTGATGAGAGCCGTTTATGCAACAGCTCAAATTGCTTGGTTTGCGCAACATAGTCATAGAAGACTTGCCAATCTTCAATGACAGGGTGCTGTGCTTGCCGCATTGTGCAAGAGGCCTTTTCGCTTGCAGCTTGATTGATGCCGGCCTGAGACATAAGTTCCATGATGTCTGCTTCAATGCGGCCCATCTTTTCTGTGCAGCCTTTGACTTCATTTTGCAGCTCCTCACGTTTGTTTTTGGTTGCAACAAACTCATCAATCAACTCAGCTATGGTAGTCATTTGTTCATTTCCTTTACGTAGACCAAAGCCATTTTAGTGGCAATTTGCATCAAACCTTCAGGCGTATTTCTGACGTATTCAGGATTGCCGATCAGCGCCTTTAAGATTTCCAGCGTGGCATGCTCATACAAGCTCATACCTGTGCTGCCACCACGCGTTGGGTACACATGTTTGTCCATCATTTGCTTCTCCTTAGCAAGAATTCTTGATGCGACCAATGCCTAGGATTCTCACTTACGCCGAGCAAAGTGCCATGGTTTTTGCCAGTGGCATAGACCTTGTCAACGGTGCGCTGCGCAACTTGATTGATAGACAAACCTTTGCTATTGGCTTTGAAGTGTCTATCATTAGCAAAGATGCTTGGCTTGCCACGCCATTCAAATGGGCTAGTCATGTGTTCTTCTCCTTCAACGCCTGTTTCATTACTTCAATGCTTATGTCTGTAGGTCCTTGAGAATCTGTTGCATCTCTTCCTCAGGCCCTTGCCAGCCCACCGGTTTCACCACGTCATATTGGCTACCCCTTAGGGAGCGTATGTAGTCATTGGCGGGCTCTTTGGCCATATTGGCAGCATGCACTATGTCAAAGAGTCGGTCAAAGGGAAGGCCCATGGCGTGCGCACAGCCCATGGTCACGTAGACCAAGTCAATGATGGCGTCGGCCGCGCCGACCAAAGACCCTTCCTCATTGGCCCTAAGATACTCACTAAGCTCTTCCATGATGAAGCGAGCAAAGTAGCTGGTCTCGGCCGGCGTTAGAAGTTGTGGAGTCTCGGACATGGGCAGGCCCATGGTCTTTCTAAACTCACCTACCTTTTGAAAATTAGATGTCATTTGTTTCCAACTCCTGCTGTTTGTCAAATTCCTGCCGAGCTTGGCGGAGCATTTCTTTGTACGACGCCGGACTCAGCTCATTGGTGCGATCCACGCCATTGACGTAGTAATGACAGAATAAGCCGAGTTTGATGCCATTGTCTTCCTCAGGCCACTCAACCAGCACATACACCTTGGCTTCACCATCCTCGGGCCAGGACTCATCATAGTCATCAGGCCAAAAGTCAAAGGTGACATAGGCCTCGGCTTCAATGTTTTGCAAATCACTCATTTGATGAGCCCTTTCTTAATCTCCGCTGTCAACAATTCTTCCATGCGAGTGATTTGCCGCATATATGCACGTGAGGCCTTGTTTTCGCTAAGCCCACTGGCTACAAGTGCTGAGGCCTGCATCCAACGCAAATCACTAAGCATTTTTTTAATGATGGATAGGTCATCAACGCTCATGCTGCCTCCAACATTTGCTCGTTGAGCAAGTCACGGAGCCACAGGGGCTGCTGACGTGAGCCTTTGCCGTACACCAAGGGCATGGTGGCAACTTTGCTGGCGTAATAGCGACGGTAAGCTATGATAGAGTCAGCATGCTTGTACTCGTCAGGCATGGCTTGAGGGGGCTGCTGCCACAGCAATGGTAGGTCATTCATGGCCGGTGGAGGATAGAGCAATTCGGCCATAAGCACGTTGAAGGACTTATGTGTCTTGCCGTAGCGCCAATAGAACTCGCGACCGAGGAAGCGGGCCAAGTCGCTGACCCACATATAGTGCAAGCGACTGGAGCGTGTCCATACTGCAGAGGGATGATTTTTATGGGTAGATCGGTAGGTGACTTTGTCACCGTTGCCCCACTCGTGGTGAGCGGTAGCCAGCATTTGGCAAGACTCGATGAGCATTTTGCCGACATGCTTGTCGCAGTGGTAGCTGGCTGCAATGGGAGCCAGGTGATGGAGATAGAAGACATTCATGGTTTGCTACCTTTCAAAAATCAAATTGTGAAGGACAAGTGGACGTGATGGGGCCATTATACACTGCTTATGCAGCTTGTACAATGGTCAATGTCGTTGCTTTTTTGACATTGTTAATTCGACCATCCAGGAAAGCGGCTGGTCCTGCACCAAGGGCAATGATGCGTAAGTATTCTTCAAACATCTCACGACTTATGCCTTCAGATTTGCACATGACTGGACCGACAAGACTGCGCAGCCGGTTGTAGGCCTGCACCAGATCATCCAGATCCTTCAGAGAGATTTCAACATTATTAGACATGGTAGTTTCCTTTCAAAGATCAAAAAACACTTGGAGGGGGTTGGCCGGTTGCTAGCCGGCCAGCCTACTATACATCAAGCCAGGGCCAGGAGAGCCTCGGCGGTCTTGGCTTTGACATTCACACCGCCACCGAACCAGGCGTTGGCCAAGCGGGCGTCATTGGTACGGGCTGTTTCCCAATCCATGAGCTGCGTGACGGCGTTAAGGGCGCCCCAGGCTGTGCCTTTGGCTGATTCCAACTCCGAGCCGATGCCGGCGCCTTCAAAGAGTGCCAAGGCGCGAGCTGCAGCACGGGAGGGCTTGGTCTCATCACCACCGAGAATCTTGGTGAAGATAGACTGCGCTTGGCCTGAGCTGAGCTTGATGCCAGCCAGGATCTTGGCCGTTTGCTCAAAATGCTTGAAAGCGTCGTTGAACTCGCCAAGCTTCTCTTTGACAGCCAGCGGATCAAAGATGGAGTTGTGACGGACTTGGACGACGTCGCCGGAGCCTTGAGCCAGTTGCAACGTATTGTTGCAGACTACGCGGACCGAGGTCAGCCGAGCCTGAGTGGCCAAGGAGCCATCACAGCTGCTGGCCAAGAGGAGATATTGATGGACATTGTCACCGGCCACGTTGAACTCGCCATCCATCCGAGCCAAGGCCCAGTAGTGAGCACCACCGCGCAGGACGCCGGCAGTCTCCAAGTGGGCTATGGTGCCGACCATGTCGCGGAAGAATTCCAGGACCTCAATCGGCTGCACGATCTTGTAGGAGTTAGACACGAGGCCGAGAGGTAGGTTGGAGTCGGTGCGGTACATCACTTTTTTGCCATGGTAAGCTACCTTCTCGGTGCGCATGCCATTCCAGGGGCTAGCCGGGATGTCAAAGTTGACAGTGGCCATGGCCAACTTGAAGTCAAGGCCAGATTCCTCGGCCCAGGTTTCAAGGGGAGAGTCCTTGGTCAGTTTCTGGCCGAGGCCATGCCAAGGAGTGTCACCAACGTAGGCCATAGCAGCTTTGCCGGTGGAGGTTTGAGCGATCATGTGAGCCATTTTGCAGTACCTTTCAAAAATCAGTTTAAGAACATACAGCTTGTTTGTGATGCTGTAAGTGGATTATAGGTCAAGAGCGTGATAAGTACACAGGTCTTTGAAAAAATTTGCACTTTTTTGTGCATTCTTGTAAGTTTGTTTTAGAAAAAAGATGTACTTGTATACTTTCGTTTCTTCAGGTTTGAGCCACAATGTAGCCCGTTGTGCCATGGCCCACTGCCATAGATATAATGAGGACATGGTGTGGTGGCTTTCACTGAGCATGGGGGCTATTACACTCGAAAACGAAAGTTAACACTGAGACAACCCTGTGACTCATTTGATTTTTGACAGCACAAAAAGAAGAGGCCGTGACCCTTATGGAGCCACGGCCTTTGCAATTGTGTCATCGGTTTGGCAACTGCTTAATTCACTTCACCTTGACACATCCCTGAGAGGAAATGACTATGTCATCAGGCTTTGCAGCGCAGACGACACAACCAAAGACATTATACCAAGACTTCTTACAAGCTAGGGGCTTTGGGCCTGCTGATGAGCAGGCACTGGGCCTAGAGTTGCTGGACCCAGACCAGACGTACAGCACACTAGGCCATACCAAAGAGTGGAGTATCAAGCTCCCGTACTTCGACATCGATGGGCAAGAGACCGGCTTCTCCCGTGTTAGGCTGCTTAGCCCACGCACCAAGATGAAGTACTCGCAGCCCCGAGCTAGTGGCAGTCATATCTATTTCCCGCCCACGGTTGGATGGAGGCAAGTTTGCTCGGACGTGGATGTGCCCCTCATCATCACGGAGGGGGAATTCAAAGCCTGGGCCATCACCAGGAAGATCGTTGCTGACCAGCTGCCCTACGCAGCCTTGGGCTTGGCCGGTGTGACATCTTGGACTGATAAGTCGGGCTTGCATCTTCACAAGGACCTGATGCAGATCTATTGGAAGCGTAAGACCAGCTTTCAGGAAAAGCATCGTAAGGTCTACATCATCTTTGACTATGATGGTAAAGAAGATGACGGGGAGCCTAATGAGCAGGTAGGAATGGCTGAGACTCGATTGGCTGT